AACTGCGACCAATTCCATGTTCCTTCATAGATTGGAAATTTGCTCGTATGTGGATTCGTTCCGTGTTCATTCATAATCAAAACTCTATATGTATCATCGTGTTTCCATATACTAGGGTCATACGCAGTAACATCGCCATTTGTGAGATTGAATGTTTTTGCACGGAGTTGATTACTATCTATTGACCGCTCTAAAAATTTTTTGGCACTAGGACTTAACTCTAGATCACTAAGGACTGGTACATTGGAAATATTAATGACTGATTTAATGATAGACAACGCAGTTTTTCCATGATCGTTTGCCCAGGAATATAGATTTTGAGGAACTATATAATTTTGGATAGTTGTGTATTTTAAATTATTTTTTATTACACATACCGCGTATCCAAGTAATTCTGTATCGGTTTTTGATGCTACTACTAAATGTCCATCAATATTGTTGTTATAATATATGGTGTCATGATGATGAACGGTGGTGTTATCATAAATGTATTTTTTAATATAGTCAAACATAGATCAAAGCCTTGGTTAGGTAAACTACTGCGCATCACCACATCCTACTATTTTCACCCATCTGGTGTTTCCTGAATCCCAAATTCTATCGTAACCTTGCTCTTGCATAATTTCCCATTCAGATTTCATTTTAATCTGCTCGTCAGTCAAATTAAACATTTTTTGCAATTTGTGTTTTTGATATTTAACTCTTGATTCTAGATGTAGATAGTCACATGTATAAAGATATCCTGGAGCAGTATTACCGTCACATGTAAATCCACACGCTCTATAAACCTTGCCATCACCGTGATTATTACTAGAATAACTCAATAGTTTTCCAAAAAATCCTGTTTCTTGAATAAATCGTTTAATCATTCTTGAAAGTAGACCTGGAAAACTGAAATTTATATTTGTAGCAAATCTAACTAACTCTGCTTTATTACCAATATATTTCCATGTACTGATTCCAATTAAATTGTTCTCATAATATGCTCCGATGATGAAATTGCGATTAGTTGTTGCACCTTGTAGGTGCCATTGATTTAAGAATTCTCGTTCAATTTTAGTATCAGACAATACTTGTATAGATAGTTTTCTTGCACCTATTACTTGTATTGGTACACCAATATGCCTTTTTATTTTTGATTCTACAATATGCCAGTTATTCTCGATGTCGATACTATTGAACTGTAATAGTGTGATATTTTTTTCGTTGCAAATCTTCCATTTATTTATATGATAATTTCTATCACGTGATGCACCACCTAGTTCACTGTGCCAGTATAATCTATTGACTTCAATTGCTAATTTATAACGGTCTATATAGAAGTCTAATTCTTTTGGCGGAATTATTGATTTACTGTTTCGTATATATCCGGTATTTCCGAGATGTTCAAATAGTAGATTGTCTATTTTAGCTTCTATTAATGTTGTTTTAACTCTAGAGAATATATGTCTAAGACTGTATTTCGATGCAAAATTTAATATTGTTCGTAACGATACCTGTAATAAATCTCGCGATTCATCTAATGTTTTTCCTGACAATGTTATTTCAAATTTTGAAGGATCAAACAATATTTCTTTTGTATAATCGGAATATAAAGTTTGCGTCCAATTATCAACACCATATTTGGCTTGATTAGAAGTCGAAATACTCTGTCTAACTGCTGATGATGCGATAGCTTCTTCACAACCAAATTTTTCTAAATTTGTCCTTTTACGTTTATTATTCAATTCTGGTACTAATAGTGCATGCGAATTGCCATATAAATCTATCATAGTTGCATGTTGCTTATCCTTTATCAGATCAGATTGCATAGGATGTTCAGTGCCATATCGTTTAATACTGGTTTTTGTTCGTTTATCTATAAGATTGGTATGATTTTCACTGCCCTTTTTGTGATTTTCTTTAAAAGTGGTTGCAGCCTTAGTCTGCACTTCTAAATTTTGAAATGGATGCTCTACTCCATATCTTTCTAGATTTGTCTTTTTTCTTTTTTCATACACTTCGGTCCGGCTTGTTGGACAATCGGTGCCATATTTTTCTAAACTATTTTCCTGACGTTTTTTCAAAGCTGCTGCAAGTCGATCTGGATCGTTATAATACAATCCTTTTAGAAATTTAGGTTTTCTAGGTTTCTTTTTAGATTTCTCAGCGCCTGCACATTTTGGGCCACAGGTATATCTATAATCATTATTGTTTTTAACCCATTTACGTGGGGAACCACACTTACATAATGCGGGGGCAATGTTTTCGTGTATAACATGCCACATCAACTGTCTAGGTTCTGTGGTATGTAGTAAATCAGAAAGGTATTTGAAGAATGGTCCAAACGGACCATTCTTCAAATTATCATATGATACTCTTAGTTTTGTATTTTCTGATATTACCCAATTAATACAATCACAGGTGAGGAGCAAGTTGTGTTGCATCTCCTCCGAACTTGTAGTATCCTGCGTGATCAAGTTTGATGGTAAGATCTGCCCAGATTTTTCCTCCCATCTCTCTCCACAATTTACAGAAATAATAGTCTTCACTTAAATACTCCTTTGTTACAGGATCGATAAGAGTATCGAACAAAGCATATTTATAAGGTGAATATTTTTCGTCAAGACCAATCGCATCTTGATAATGTAGTTCTGGTTTTGCACGAATTAGTGTTTCAATAACTTCACGTTTAATTAACATAAATCCTGTACCAAGATTAGCAACTTCAACTAAATTGCCTTCTTTTGAACTGTTTGGAATTTTGTTCACCACATACTGCACCGGAAGAGCCTTTTTTGGATAAAGTCCTCCAGCAACATCTTTCTGAGCTAACATTAGTTTTATCACTTCTTCTGGCTCAAACCCGATATCGCTATCAATAAACATAAGGTGGGTGCTTTTTGGTTCAAATGCTAGAAATTTAGCTACCAAACTATTACGCCCTCGGGGAATTAGGCTTTCATTGACCATTGTGTCAATTGTAAATTGTAAATGCAATTGATTAGCTGCTGCCATGAACTTTAGCATGCTAATAAAAAAACATTCATTTAGCATACCGCCATAACAAGGTATGCAAAAATGTATACGTAATGTGCGCAAGTAGTCTAATTGACGTTGATCAATATTCATTCTAAATCCTTGTAATCTTACATTATTAATTATAAAATTATCAAGGAGATAAAATCAAATTAGTCCACTAATAAATTTAGTATTTTGAAAAATTCTACAGTTTCTTCCCATGAACTACGTGGCTGCGTATTTCTTAGACTAATACACCAACGTGGTTCATGATCTAAAAAAATTGCGTGGGGAACGTCGACACGTACTAAACTTACTACACCATTTATATTAGTGCTGTGCTGCTCAGTAATTCTATCAAAAGGTATATAAACAAATGGTATACGGTTTTCAGTGTATCTTAGTTCATAATCTTTCTGATCACCACGGTACCATTTCATTACACTATCTCTACCGCCAATGATCCAGTTTAATGCAGCTACTTCAACTTGTTTGTCAGTAATGTCTACATGCGCACTTGCATGTTGAAAGCCAGCTGGTCTATAAAACACAAGAACAAACTCAACCGGATACCCTATATTTTTCATATAGTCCAGCCATTCTGATTGAAATATTTGCTGCGCATTAAATGTCCAAACTCCGTTGACATTACCGGCACCAGGCAGAACCCAATCTGGTTTAAAAGCGTTGTCTATGTTTATATTGGTTTTATAACAATAATCAGGATGAGGAGTCATAGCGCAATTATTTAACAGTCTTCCAACATCCAATTTGAACTACTGTTGATCAATTTTTCAGCTAATCTTAAATTTAAACAATGCCCGCTTTGATGTCCTATAAATTTTCCAATTACTGGTTTTCCAATTAACGAAAGGTCACCTATAGCATCTAGTATTTTATGTCGCACAGGTTCGTTATCCCATTTAGACATATGTGGATTTAATAGTCCTGTCTCCGTAAATACCAAAGTATTTTGCAGATTAGAACCGTTACTTAGATTTTTTTCAAGTAGGATATGATAATCTGATAGCAGTCCAAACGTTTTCGCATCTGCTATTTGTTCTACAAAATTCTTTTTGTTCGGTACAATTTTAAAGTGTTGAACACCAATTGGCTGACAAGTGTAGTTCAAATGATATTCAATTTCAAAATGTGGATAAGGTATAAATTTACACCATCCATTTTTATCATCTACTTCAATGGTCCTCAATATACGAATTTTTGGAACTATTTCCTGTTGCTCAACAATTCCTGCCATTTCGATAAGCAATGTCCATGCATTGGCACTTCCGTTGTGTATGGGTATTTCATTACCCCATACTTCGATTATTAAATTTGAAATTCCAAAAGCAGAAATTGCTGCAAGCAAGTGTTCGGTAGTTTGTACTGAATGGTTGCCATTCTGTAAAACAGTTCTAAACTGTCCAGATTTTATAGATGAAATACTAGCAGGAATTATTCCTTTGATATCATGATGTTCCATAACATGGAACACAATTCCTGTATTTTCTTTAGCAGGACAAAGTTGCACTCTAGTATTCTCTCCAGAATGCAACCCGTTGCCGCAACACCATATTGGATTTTTAATAGTTTGTTGTCTAGTAACCATTGTACTGGCATGCCAGATTAGTTTTTTGTCTGACATGCCAGTTGCTTGGATCAACCTAGTTTTTCAACTTTAGCATCACGCCAGCCATCTGCATAGCCTTCGCGATACTGATTTGAGTCATCGCATGCAGCTGGTACCAAATCTTCGTAACTGTTAGAATCATTTACATCGTCTTGACCTGCTGCATAACCAACATCATACCAGTCAACACGATAATTACCGGCATAGCCTTCTACGTAACCCCTTACAAAACTTGTAGAACTACCAGAAGGAGGTGTAGCGTCATATGCGCTGAGAGCATTACTTGCATTTTCAGCAGCTAACTGGCCAGCATCATATCCATTATCAAACTGATCATCTTCATCTTCACCGATGTCATCGTCAAGATCATCAGTTGAATCTACCCATACTGGCTTTGTCCAGGCTTCGGAGTATTCTGAAGTATGTTCACCGATTACTTCATAGCGACATGTGCGTCCTTTTGCATTGTTGTAATCCGATGGAATACTAACAACATCCGCTGGATTAATTTTTACAATTAGAACACAGCCGGCACCACCGTGATAATGTGGCAAATATGAAAGACTGCAAAAATGCAGACCATATGAGCAAGTGCGATCACGCTCGTCATCCACTTGATTGCGAGGCATACTTAGTGTGGTTACACCATTTACAACTTCAGTAGTGACATTGCCCACAGTAACTGGTAGTGCAGCAAGCTCTTGTGGAGACATAAGACTTGCTAGCTTGTTGCTAATACGCCTGGTATAGAAATCCATGTAATCATTGTTTACCTTCTTGTAAGCAAGGAAACAACCATCTTCGGTAATAGGCAGTGATGTTGCTTCTAGGAAGCCGTAAAGCTCGTCAACTGCACGCTTAGATGGATTAGACATGAGATTTTCAAGAAACTTGATAACTGGCTCTGCATCAAATCCTTCATTTAGCATGGCAATGATGCGCTGCACAACACTGCCTTTGACTTCATGGTCGCCGTACATGACCTTATCGCCGACTACAGTAACTCGCCCAGCTACGTATTTTGTTACAGCCTTCGCTACGTTAATAAGCTTTTCAACCAAATCAAGATCTTTGGTTTTCAGTGCTTCACGAATTTTATTGTAATTCGCATGATCTGAATTGATAGTATGGGTTTGTCCGTTTACCATGACGGTAACAAACGTAGGCCCAACGATACTTGCAGTAATTGTCATTGTGTTGCTCTCCTTTGAGCTGTTGTTGCGTTGTAAGTGTAGCAGTGTTTATGTTAATGTCAAGCGTTAATTACGTCTGACACTGCTGTTTCTATAGAAACTTCAGTCATTTTATCAACCATGTTGATATAGTTGATAACGTGCTGATTATTGCCATATGCTGAATAGCCATACCGATCTAGTGCCAATGGCAACATAGGATAAACTTGTTTGATCATTTCCCACAGTTGATGGACATTTTCGCTTGGCGGAACTTTGTTGGTATCATGCCCAAACCGTAGTGCTAGAGAAACAAGTGCTTCGTTTTTATCTGCTTGTTGATGTTTCGCTTCAAGCAGCATCATTGCTGATCTAAACCTGGCAAACAGGCTGTTGGCTGTGACAAGTTGCATATGCGACTGCCAAAGCGTTTTGTCACGCATATTTGCGGTAAATTGCCTATATTCATGACTGTCTGCGGCGATTTGTGCAACTTTTACACTGAGCTTCTGCGTGATTTGATTACGCAACCAGCCAAAAAATTCAACCCAATCGTCGTGTTCAGCAACTTTATTCTTCAATCCATATCGAGGAGCATAAATGACAGTATCGCTTGAGATAATTCCGCATTTTTGTGCCCATTGAATTGTGCTCTCAAAATTGCTATGAACCTGCTCACCGTCCATCACATCGTAATGTGACAGTTGCACATAAAATCCGCCGTCATCAATTTCAATATCAACGGGCGCCCAAGCCTTCTTTGCTTTATCATAACCAGTAAACCGCAGCATGTGCACACGTTCCCGCTTTTCAGCCGGCTTCTTAGGAAGCATACTGGTAAACGTGTAAGGTGCATTACCAAGCATTGCAGCGACTTCTTCAACAGTTTTGAGCGGGCTTGGTTCCAAATAGAAGATATCCGGATCAGGGCCTACACATTCACGCAAATATTTCATGCGGTTTTTGCCGCCAACAGGCATGTCATCAAATACAATCCGAATCTGGCTGGAACACCGAAAAGCAATTTTATCATGATAGGTGAACTGTCGCAGGTTCTTGTAACCACCAAGAAAACTGTATACTCCGGGAGTAATACTTTTATCCCATAGCTCACTGGTATCAAGTTCGATATAATTGTTTTTAATTACGATTCCTCGCCAATTTAGACCTTGTTTGCCATAAATTGTTTCCAGTTCATGACGAAAGCCAGTGCTTCGATCAAAAATCCTTCCAAAGAGCTCTCGTGCCTCCCATTCAGTTTTGGCGTTAGAAACCTTTTCCTCAAATACCTTACCAATCTCGCGCACCACTACATCAAGCTTGTTTTTGATATTTTGTTGAGTATAGGCATTATAGCCAAGTGCTTCACGACTGGCGGCCACGTCAAGTTCGCCAATATCAAACGTCAACGTGATAGGTAACGACAACGCAGCTCGCTGCACATCGGTTAGATTTGAAATACTATTACTTGCAATAGGGTATGCAACTTTTCCCATAAGTGCAACAGCAAAATTAGCACTTGAATTGTAGTAGCTGTCAATACTCTTGCGACGAACAGCCCACCCATCACCTTCCCACATGTTTTCAACAGGCATAACAGAAAACTCACTAACACCTGTTACAAGAGGCTTAACTGACAGCCAGCGAAATACCTGCCTGGCTTTGTCAATAAATCGGTTGTAATCCCCATTAATGACAGGCATTTTGACAGTAATGCCGTTGGGTTCTGTTGTAGAAGATTCGTGCAAAAGAGCAACGCTAGGCATGCCCTCTTCATTTTTATACATTGAATACTGCCGTTCAATGCCGTTTTTACGTGCTGTAACGTCAAAGGCATCTACATATGAGAACGGACTCTTGCTGCCTAGCCCAAGCTGTCCAATAAATTCATTTGAATTTGTTTTTGTAGATGCTCCATAGCAGGTATAAATCTTAATCACCTGCTCGTGATCAAGTCCTACGCCAAAATCTCGCACATAAAACCATGGTTCAAAAATGGTAGGAAGATGGACTTCGATTGGTTCATCTGCCTTGCCGGCTTCAACATGACTGTCAATAGCATTGCAGGTAAGTTCGCGAATGATGCTTTGAATTTTATCGCTGTAAAGACCATCGCTGAGGATCTTAGCCATTTTGGCATTGAACTGAATAGTAAATGCACCATCAGATGCAATACCATTGCGCTCGACAATTGCCGTTTCTGTCGCGTTAATCTTCATCATTACATCCTTGTGTATGTTGTCTATGCAGTCAATATAGCACAGTAATACACAAGGTCAATCAAAATCTAAAAAACAAAAAGGCGTCCTTCTTGTATCACCTTATCGGCTCTGGCTTGTTGTGCTGTGATAACCGCAGTGATAAAACATTTGAACCATTTCTTTAACATACCTAGTCTCCCTAGTAGATTATTTATGCTGCATTGCAACATAAAATGCAATACCAGGCAGGTATGTTATTTTTACCTAATCAATTTATAGAGCGTTTGATAGGTTTCCCACGCATCATTCAGTGCAGGGTTATTTTCTCGCACAGCTATTTCCTGTTTTTCATACTGCATTTTCTTTTTAGCCCATTGAATTATTTGTTCAAGTTCCAAACTCCATGTCACATGAATATTCTTGCCGCCCTATGTGTCAGTAACAGAGATGTGACACCAATCCGGTCGATCGTTTGAAATTGTAATCATTTGATTTTAACAGGTTCGCAACTGGCATAGATAAACATGCCAGTTTTTCCTTGTTCGTATACTTGATTAATACCTTTGATATAATTAAGTTCTGACCTGCATGAATCAGATACAGGTAAAATGTATTCTGTTGGTCCAACAGGGTTTCCGTTTAGTGTCATAAACATTAATAGCATTGTCTTCATGTTATTTTCCTTAGGTTTTGTTAACGATAGATTTACTATAAAAGAGCAAATCCCTTAGGTTGGCAATTTTATTAAGAGGAGGCAAATCAAAATCTACCATCTTACTCCGTAAATGCAATTCTGTTGACATATGGCGATATTTCTCAGGAATTCTATCCAATTCCTCGGCTGTGAGAATCCGTTCTTCAGTTACTCTTCGAACCCATGTACCTCTTTTGAAAAAAGTAGGATAGTCGTTAAAATTAACTCCCTTGGCAAAAAGCATTTCATTCATGACAGCTTGATTCTTAAGATGCATATCTTTGTGGCTGTAATAGTGCCTAGTGGCCATGTTATCCTGCAGACTATAGAGCTAAATAAGTGTGGTCCACGAGATTCGCACTCTCCGACCACTCTATTGCTTGAAAGGAGCAACAGCACATGACTACTTATGCAGGTCCTAGACCTTATACATACCTGTTGAAGTGTATTCCAACAAATCAATACTATTATGGGGTAAGATGGCGAAATCGTCTACAGGCAAAGCAAGATTTTTGGATTCATTACTTTACCAGTAGTAAGAAAATAGCAAAATTAAGAAAAAAATACGGAGATTCAGCATTTCTATTTGAAATTCGACGCGAGTTTGACACACCCAACGACGCAATTATCTGGGAAGAAAAAGTATTACGCCGGATGAAAGTGTTACAAGACCCAAAATGGCTAAACGGAAATATTAGAGGGGTAGCTTTCAGGCGAGATGCGCCTATATCCAACGAAACAAAACACAAGATGTCTGTTGCAAAACGTAACCGAGTTGTAACTGCCGAAACGTGTGCTAAAATATCTCAATTAAAATTAGGATCTGTTCCGTGGAATAAAGGTAAGATTGGTCTACAACGTCATACACCAGAAACCATTGAAAAAATACGAGATGCGGGTAAAAATCAGATATGGATCGCAGAGAGATGTGCAAAGATAAGTTTTGCGAAAAAAGGTAAACCGAGCAAACTAAAAGGTAGATCTGGTACGCCACACACAACAGAATCTAAAAGAAAACTAAGTCATGCACGAGTTGGTCGAAAATGGTATAATAATGGTATAACAAATAAAATATCATTTAAGCATCCAGGCGACGGATGGATTGAAAGAAGATTGTATTACCCTGTGTTACCCAGATCGTAACACAGGGTCAGCATCCTTGAACAACACAGGGACTAAATTTTCTATTTTAGAAAGTGGAGGTAGATCGTACGGGTCAACCGTTGATCTAACAACTCTCTCATTTGATGCAGGTCGATATTCTTCTGGTATAGAATTCAACTCGTGTTCGGCCAACAATCTTTCAACAGAGCGTCGTCTAACAAATGTCCCACGCTTAAAGAAATACGGATAGTCGGTTGACCAATTTATGCCCTTGTCGAATAGCATGTCGTGCTTGTTAGCTGAATTCTTACCTTGAAGTTCTTTATGACTGTAAAGAGAGCTTGCTGCCATTGTTATGCTATTTTTTGCGCAATCCTGATTTCGCCACAGCAACATGTTAGCAGCTTCAATCTCACTAGGCATGCTGATCACACGGGTATCAAAGTGAGGCATTTTTTGCAACAAAGGAAGACCGTGCATGTTGCTGAATTCCAGCAAAATTGCCTGGCCAAACGCAGCAGTTGCTAGACCTGCCAGCACACTGGTCATTTTCATTACTTTACCGTCAAACCAATTGTGCCCGTGTTCATTAGGGATCCATACCAATGAAATTTCATCGCTTTGAGTATAGCCGATAGTAGCATGCGTTTGTTCAACCAACACTTTGGTTGTTTCGATCATTGCATTACTCATACGAATGTCATAGGGCCGTTCCATGCCTCTTGTGAATCTAGAAAATCCGCGACCGTCTACCCGTGCGTAGATTGGTAGTCCAGGCATGAACTTTCTATTTGTTTCATAGGATTCGTATTCCTTCATACGATCACCTAACGCTGTATTATCAGTCATGTTATCCCCAAAAAAAATATTAAAAACATTGTACACTAGTATCAGGTAATGCACAACGAAAAATTAGCTAATCCATAGTTGCTCATTGTTTATCCTTATACTGGGACATAAGACGGCAGCGTTCCGCTTTTGGCAGTTGTGCAATCTGTGCAAAATCAGGTAAATCGTTGCGTAAGATAAATTCAACCCTTTCGTTTCTGCGCAATGGCATCCAGAAAAACTGATAACTTACGTCGGAATTTTCACTAATATGACCATTTGGAAGCAAAATACAATCACCGATTTCATAAAACCAACAGCAGTATGCATGCAATAATCCATCTTGATCTATTTTGGCTACCGAGTATGTTTTTTCTGCACGGTAACTATATAATTCTACAGGCGTAAGATTTCTAGATAATGAGCATACCAACCTAACTAACCAAACTCTGTCTTGGCAAGAGTGCATACTATGAATTAAAAAAGAAAAAAATGAGACACATAATGGTACAAGTTGTAATAAAATCAGGTACCACGTATCAAAATACACGCTTAGTGGAAAGCCTATTGCTATTCCTGCAACGCAACAGAATATCCACCAAAATGTAATTATTTTATCAAATAGTGTTTTTGGTTTCACAGTTGGTCTTTTACTTCCATTAACACACGTAACATGTCAGGTAATACTTTTTTGTGAATTTTATCCCATGTAACGTTTGCAAATGCATCCATTTCTTTTTTGTGTATGCCTTTACCACTATCAAACGTACTTGAACAATCCAGTTTATCAGTGTCAGGCATGTCAGCAGTAAGTTGTAGAAAAAGATGAAGGTCCTTATCTTTTTTATATTTGAATATGCCCAAATCGACCAACTGATCTTCTTGCAATTTGATGCTGGTTTCTTCAAAACATTCTCTAATCGCAGCATTAAGAACATGTTCGCCAGATTCTACTTTACCCTTTGGCAAATCCCAATGTTTATTACCTGTTACATGACATAACAGAATACTAGTTCCATTGGTAATTACAACACCGGCACTGAGACTTTTTGCCATTCCTATCCCCTCCAAACTATTAGAAAACATACAATAATTGTATGGTAAGTCAAGAGATATCCAGCATGTTTCAATATAAATATTTAATATATAGGTGATCATATGATACACAAAGAATGGATCAGTTTGTCTATTAATGCTGCTTGTACAATGCGCAGGCGCGTTATGGTATTCAAAGATTATCTTGATAACTCGTCAGCAGTTATAGATTTAGACGCAGCATCGGCAGTGGGGTTTTTATCTCAAATTTTTGAAATAGCATTTGTAGATTTTTTAGACTTTCCTAATAAAGCAATGCTGTGCGAATTAAAGTCAATATATGACCAAATTACATTACAATTAGAAAATTCTGCTTTTTCATATTTGGTTAATCCAAAAAGATTATTATAAATTGTAGCATGAACACCGCACTTTGTCTGTATGGACATTTTCGATCATTTAATGAATGTTGGCCACAACTGCATGCAAATCTTATTGCATGCAATAGCATAGATAAAATTTTCATAATGGCATGGACAGACAGCATGGGGTTTTTTCAGCATCCGACTGAAGCATCTAATCCTCTAGCTCATGTAGGCTACGATAGAAACAGTGCGTCAGTAGATACAGACTATATTGTGCAGCTTTTTGATAGATTAAAACCTGTTTCTCTAGTATTTGACAGGTATCATCTACATGACGCTATGTTTAGTAAACTGGTAGAACAATATAAATCCTTTCATCACCCAGATCCGCACCATAGACCTAAAGGGACATTAGGCCAGGTCTATAGTAGATCAACAAGTCTAAACATGGCAAGAGATTATGAAAATCAGTTGGGCAAAAAATTTGATCGTATAGTTTGCACTAGATATGATATAGATTATTTGCACCCAATTGATCTAGATAATCTTGATAGTACAATAGTATCTCTCGACGGGATGTACGGGCCAGACGTTATCTCAGATGCATGGGCATGCGGACCAAGTGATCTAATGCATAAATGGGGGAAACAATTTGAAAGCCTTGACATACTTGCTAGAGCCGGCACACTTAGTTTAGGACCACATGAATGGTTGTCAGCTCACTTTCATGAATTTGGAATTCCCTGGAGTAATCGTCCAGATGTTGGAATTTGGATACGCAGGTAGTTTTAGCTGAAATTAAAATGAAATTTAGCAGCGTAAAATAGATTTGCGCAGCTTTGCCATTGTGTTAACGATTTCCTTAATTGGTCTGAAATCAAAAACTCTGCTCCTTCAAAGTCTAAAAATAAACCTTCGTGCAGATCGGCGCCATAGGTATAAAATTCACCAAATTGCTTTTTAAAACTTTCTAATGCCCAAAATTTTGGATCAGTTTCAGTATCGTACTTAGGATGCGTTGCATCTGGAAAACCTCTGCAAATACACATCATAATGGTACGTCCTTCGCCTGTTCCATAATAATCACTTACAACCGTATACATTATTGAATAGCCCTTGCTATAGACTTGTATTCTGGAACTGTAGGGTGAATACCATCTGGACTAGAGTGTTTAATAGGTATAGCGCTATCGCCGTATTCTCTAGCTAGCATTTTAACAATCTGCTGAATATAAGGTTTAACATTAGGAACTATCCACATCACATGTGCAGATGTTATTCTATTACGCAATGTCCGCAGCTCTTGTTCAGTGTGAATAGCCGTTGAGTCATTTGAGCCCAACGATATAACCACTATTTTCGCTTCCAGATTTGTGTGATTGTATTTTCTATTCCATTGATAGCTGCTGATACCGCCTTGTGCATAAGCAACACATTCTGTTTTTGCTTGATGTGTACCTACTGCAATACTATCACCTAAAATAATACATTCAAACATTGTCTATGGCACCTACCATATCAATTAGTTTTTGCAGTTCGTCCACAGATTCAACATTGTAATATTTTACATCGTCCCAGGCGATATCAGGACGTAATTGACGTTCTTTGCATTCATTGAGATATGCGTCAGAATACTGATTATCAATCCATTTCCATGGACTTGCAACCAATTCATAGATAGAACCGTACCCTGTAACTTCTCGAATCTCAAGTGTCTCTACATTAGCAATAATACTAATGTACCATTTAGACTCTTCAATTGAATCAGAAAAATCAAAATACCGACACTGAGGACCATAACTCAGCCAGTTATAACTGCTGCCCTCGGCGATGCGCCAACCTAACGCCTTAGACACATCAATTAGATTCAATTTGCTCATGCACAGCCTGCAATTTTTTGTTCTGTAATAGACATTTCATCTTTTATCAACAGCCGTTGTTTTTTCATTTCATTAGGTTGAAAATCTTGGAAAACTCCAGAAGATTCCATTTTATCTATTTGATCATCTAGTTTGGCATGCTTTTCTTTAAGATGTTCTAGATGATGTTGTAGTTTATCCTTGTGCATTTTGCAACTCCCTTATTTCATAAACTAATTTCTATATGCGAGTCTGTCAATAGTTTTACTTTGATATTTGCTTCTTTAAACATCCGGCCGGCTTCGGCAAAACTTTCGCGCCATGTTGTACTTTCTCTAGAAGGATCAGTTCGCGCAATCACCGTTTTAATTCCGCTTTGTATAATAGCCGCAGCGCATTGGCTACAAGGATGTAATGGCGAAACGTAAAGTGTGTAACCATGTAACGGCTCTCGGCTGGTTAAAATTGCATTCAACTCAGCATGGACCACTCTCAGCAGTTTACGTGTTTTATCTGCATAAATCTCATCGTCGTCGTAAGTACCTCTTGGAAAGCCATTATAGCCAGCCGCTGCAATAGTGTTATCAGGCCTAAGGATTACTGCGCCAACCTTTGTGTTTGGGTCACGGCTACGTGTTGCGACTAGGTCTGCTAGATCCAGTGCCCAGGTGTCAATATCAGGACGCTCACTCATATCTACTGCCTTTTTGTCCTGGTTCATTGCTGCCGGTGCAGGCTAAATTGTGGTCTGTAGCTCGTGGACAACGCTTGTTTCCGCAGTTGGGACAGGTGATAAATGTTGATAAGGTCATCGGCCATCCCGTGTTTGGATCCGTTCTCTTTTCCATGCAATGATAGCACCAGCAGGTATCAGTTCCATTCAATACAGGTGCCAATCTTTCACTACGTTCTTTTTCATTCAATGCATCAAGCATCCACTTTAGCATTTTTGGCTCGGGCTAATATTCCTCGTAAGGGGTTCCGTTCTTTGGCGCTTTGAGTATTTGGAGGTTGCCTCTAAATAGGCGCACACAGTCGTCACTTTCGTCGGCGTACCAAGGGTCACCTTTGTATGAAATAATTTCAGACATGTCGGTTATTTTCCGGTTGGCTGTTTTTTAACGCATTATAATCTGCAATCAACTGTGACAATGTTAGCACATCTTCGTCCTTTAGCATTACATCGTGCCAGGATAGTCCTGGTAAGCCAAATAGGTATTTCACAGCGATTTTCAATCGTTTTAGCCATGATAGATGTGTTTCTGCTGTTACGGACAAACAAAAATCTACATCGCCATTATCCCAATCGTACAAATCAACTGATACCATATGTTCATGTGAATGACACTGGCATACAAAAATCGCCTTCTTATCCATTTATATCGCCTTGTAATTGTTTGCGCAAATCGTCAACTTGTACTTTGTAGGTTTGCATGAAATCTGCATTCTGTGTTTCCAAACTCTGCCGCATTTTTGGAATGCTGACAGCATGCCGAACTATTTCAAATCCATCAAATTTAGGTCTATTTTGAATCTGCCAAATCCTTTGATAAATTTCGTATTTGGTATACAGTGTACTGACTCTGTCATTTGATCCACTTAAGTCTCTGTTGACCTCTGGTTCATTTAGCCAACTTAGAACTAGCTCAGGATTGTACTGGAAAAATCCTGGGCATCCGTCTCTATTACGTAACATAAACAGACGATGCAATGCTGCAATTGACTCGTGTTCCCTATAATACCATTTGTTATCAAACGTTGTTTTAGGTGTAATCTTTTGGTTAATTGTGTAAAATTCTGTATCTGGTACTGTGCCTTGAGCAATTAAAATATTTTTATACAAAAAAACATCACCTGACCCAATTACCACATAGTGATCGCTTTGATCTATTAGCCACAAATGAGGTAACAACGGCGGAGAGGTGCACTGCGTAAGTGCAGCATAATCCCAGGCATCTGTTTCTAAAAATTTACAAATATCCAGGTCTACATAAATTGGTTCAATATTGTGTGCTTGACAATATTTGGTTGCATAAGCTGTATCAAATGCGTTAAACCCATCTTTAAAACGCATGATTAATACATTAACAGATATCCCTGCTAGCAAGAATGCGTTTAAGCACACCTCGCTGTCTTGTCCACCTGAAAACAAAACATCTATCGGACCAGTAGCTGTTTCACGTATTAATTTTGCTGTGTTTATACACTCTGTTCCAAAATCAACTACAGGTCTTTCAATTGGATCATACTGTGTCATCCATTGGTCATTTTTTGATACTCGTGAGTTGAACCACTCACCGTTATAGCCAAATTTAAAACTATTTGTATATGAAAGTGTAACCATATTACAATTCTAAAATCTGTGCAACCCAGCGAGTAGTCATGCCGCTTCGTGTACTTGCTTGCAAAAGTGGCTGATTGTCTATATGAACTGTACTGGTTATTCTATGCGCTCCGACTTTACGTGCATAATCATGCAGGTATTTGTGCATTGACTGGTATATGCGCCGGCCACGATACTGTGGTTTCACATAGGATAACTGAGTGTGTACAACTTCAATATCAGGGTCAAAAATAAAAACTATAGCACCTGCAATGTCATTTTCAATTTGAGCATAAATGCAACTGCTTTTATGCCCAAACGGAAGTATATTCATTGCCCAGCTTTTTTCAATTAGTTCAGCATGAGCTTGTAACATCATTGCCATACACGGAGAATTAGCTATTTGTTTTTTGAATATGATTTCTACTTTATCCATTTCTACTTTATCCATTTCTACTTTATCCATTTCTACTTTATCCATTTCTACTTTATCCATTTCTACTTTATCCATATGCAAATTATACAGCATTAACTCCGATAAGCCAACTTTATTATACTTCTTCGATCGCTCGCAAAAGTTCTGACGCAGCGTCTGCTACGGACTTTTTGTTCGCTCCTCGCAGAACAACTGTTTTGGCTTTTGGTGAAACTTCTTTTTGATTTAGCATTCGAATGCCAGCTGCTTCTGGATAAAGTGATTTATAATATTCAATAGCTGCCAGCTTGGTCATTGGAGTAGGAAGATCAATAAGATTAATATCAAAATGTCCTACTCGCTCAAGCACCTTACGTCGAGCAGCAAGATCGCCATTGGCAACGCGAAATTTTGTCTGGTTGTTGGTCGGAGTTCCAATAGTACTTACGCCAACGATAGTAAAAGTTTTTTCCACATCTATCTCCTTTTCACTAATGCGATTGACTTCACAATACCATGAGCCATTATAGATGTCAAGTCTTTTCTTGACATTCTTAGACAATAATTAAATAGTATAGAAACCATGTAAAAGGAGACGTAGCATGCGTAGAATAATAGAAATACACGCTGCCGAAGGCGGTGCTGATAGTCAGCTGTTAGTTAAAGATTTAGCAGACATCTATTTTAATCTAGCAACCAGAGTTGGTTGAAAGTGCCGCTGGGCAGATGTGAGACCCAGCACAAAAGGGCACGGCAATTTTGCCATCTCACTTGAATTTTCAGGACAAAATTTAGAAAAACTTGAAGCAGAAGCCGGAGGTCATCGATGGCAACGTGTGCCACCTACTGAGAAAAAAGGTAGAGTGCACACCAGTACTGTTACCGTTAGTGTTATAGATCCAAACTTGACCAATGAGTTTGTATTAGATGAAAAAGATCTAAGTTTATCGTGGTTCAGCGGTACAGGTAAAGGAGGCCAGCACAGAAATAAACATCAGAATAGTATAAGGCTTACCCATACGCCAACTGGAATCACAGTTACGGCTCAGACTCGCAGTAGAGAAACTAGTTATACCCAAGCTAAAAACGATCTAACTGCTAAACTGCGACAATACTTTGGTATACAGCAGCATGAAAAAATAAGCTCAGAAAAAAAGGCACAAGTTGGGTCTGGCCAGAGAGGTGATAAAATACGCACCTATCGTTTACAGCATGATGAAATTTGTGATCATAGAAATAATAAAACTATTAACACAAGACAATTGTCAAAAGGAATGATTGACTTATTATGGTAAAAAGGTGTAGTTTTTAGCTACACCTTTTTTATTATTGCTCAGTTGAAGCCGTTTCTGGATTAATTGTTTGATACTGACTTTGACCAAGAGCCATTGATGCATTAATCAGTTTACTGCTTGCTTCTCGTAATTGATCTAAAGCAACAGCGTCATCATTTAGTAGATTCTGCAGTTCTGCTTTAGCAGCATTCAGCTGATCTACTAGATTTTGATCAAGATCTTCACCTTCTTCAACTTGACGTTCAGCTGAATTAATAGCGGCCTGTGCTGCATTGCGTGCGTCTGCCATTTCTTTTTTAGCCTGGTCAGCTGCTTTATTTTTCTCAGCATCGGCTACCATTTGTTGAATGTCTTCGTCTGACAGTCCACCGTTTGCAGTGACAGTAATTTGTTGCTCTTTTCCTGTTGCTTCATCTTTGGCACTTACTGAAACAATTCCATTAGCATCAATATCAAAGGTGACAGTGATTTTAGGTGTTCCTCTGCGTGCAGGCGGTATACCTGTTAAATCAAATTGCCCAAGAAGCTTGTTATCAGCAGCCATTTCGCGTTCCCCTTGGAAAACTCTTATTGTAACTGCATTTTGATTGTCTTCTGCTGTTGAAAAAACCTGGCTCTTTCTTGTTGGAATAGTAGTGTTCCGATCTATCAATCGTGTAAACACTCCGCCTAATGTTTCCAAACCAAGTGAAAGAGGTGTAACGTCAAGAAGTAGTACATCTTTAACGTCACCTTGAAGAACACCACCTTGAATGGCAGCTCCTATGGCAACGGCCTCATCAGGATTTACAGCATTGCTAGGTTCTTTACCGAAGAAGTTTTTAACAGCATTGCGAATTGCAGGAATACGTGTTGAACCACCAACTAGAATAACTTCTTTTATGTCACCGGGCTTTAAACCAGCATCGGCTAGTGCAGCTTTGCAAGGAGCTATAGCTCTTTCAATTAGATCGCTTATTAAACTTTCAAATTTACCCCTTGAAATTTTTAACAAAAGATGTTTTGGACCGCTTGCGTCAGCAGTAACATATGGAATGTTTACTTCTGTTTCTGTTGTGCTTGACAGTTCAATTTTGGCACGTTCAGCTGATTCGCGTAGACGCTGCAAAGCCAGTTTGTCATTGCGTAAGTCTATGCCGTTAGTCTTTTTAAAATCGTCTGCCATGTAATTAACAAGACGCTCGTCAAAGTCTTCCAGTGTGTTATCATTGGGCTCTTTATCCCAACCTCTTGCACTTTCATGCAAGCTCAGACTATATCTTAACACGATTTTTGCACCTATCGAAATGCCATCTTTGCATATTTGACGCATCTCCTAGTTTTGAACAATGTGGACATGTAACCTGCGGTCGCTTCTTGTTATGCTTATATCGTTTACCAGAAGCTACACCGACTAATTCTCCGGATGTTAGCCTTGGATCAGATTGATCAACTGCAAATTTATTGCCATTGGTATCTTTAACAATAACCTTACCTTTGTTCACAGACCGAAGTTCTCCGGTCAAGAAGCGCGGATCATCTACCGAAACCATAACGGTTTTACCATCATTGGTTAGAGCTTTTCTCTGGCCGCGGGTTACTCCGACTAGATTGCTAGTATCGTCAACTCCAACAACAACAACAGTGTTGTCTAGAGTTTTCATTACCCTATAGCCTTTTGTATTGCCAACAAATCGAGCAGGATTGGCAATAAATTCTGCCTTTGTAATGCTGACTTTTTTGCCAAGCTCTTTATCAAATGCAACTACTTTATTGCGTCTAGACATGATGATACTACTAAGACCTTCTTCAGTTAATTCTCTTCGACCAGTTCCGCCCGTGGTGACATTGTAGACATCTGGTTGATTAACTAGATCTGATGTTACCAACGAGGCTTCGTGATCATAAGCATCCTTGGCATTATCAAAACTTGCGAGAATAATTCGTTCAAAGTTCTTACGTCCGTACTTTCTAACGGCCAATCTTAATATTTTACCAGATCCAATATATCGATCATTAAGATTAGTAGTGCCATGTACGCCGAAGTATGTACATCCATTGATTAGATTTGTTGTCTTATATACGATCCACACTTTGTCCATATCTTCACCTCCTATAATACTATTTATATTAAGGAGAGGTGATCGTGTTTCCTGCACTCGTGGGCATTTTACCGTGATCTGATTAGATTTTAGGTTACTTTGCCTAGTCGTTGAACCTTCGGCCAATTTCTTGGTCGTTTGGCTGCTGATTGCCCAATCCATGCCTTTTTTGGCATTCGCAATTATCATTACTGATTGTGCTGTAGCATTCATGTCTATAAGGGGTTTCCAGCAGTTCACAGGATTTTTTATGGGAGGCTCAGTTCAAACCACCCAAGTGAGTATCACCATTTGTACTTAAGACCTCAACAACACCATCTCCTATGTCCAGGACACTAACGTCATGAGTTCCTGAACCGCAGTCAAACACTACTACCTTACCGGATCCCCCTTTGTCTACACCAAATGCCAGCGCAGCAGCAGTTGGTTCGTTTATAATACGCAGCACTTCGAGCCCGGCAATCTTTCCAGCGTCCTTGGTAGCTTGACGTTGAGCGTCATTGAAGTAAGCGGGCACTGTAATAACAGCTTGTGTTACTTTTTTTCCAAGATAAGCTTCAGCGGTATCTTTCATCTTTACAAGTATCTGCGCGGAAATTTCTTGAGGAGAATATTTTTGATCGTTTATACTTACCCAGGCATCACCGTTAGAGGAAGGTACAATCGTATAGGATAGAGTTTTTAGATCTTGTTGAACCATCTTGTCGTCATAGCGTCTGCCTATTAGACGTTTGACAGCGCTTACAGTGTTAACAGGATTAGTTACAGCTTGCCTCTTTGCAGCAGCTCCTACCAGTTGTTCTTTGTCTGTCCACGCTACAACGCTTGGGGTTGTTCTAGCACCTTCGGCATTTTCAATTACTTTTACGGTTTTGCCTTCCATGACAGCAACACAACTGTTGCCTGTTCCCAGGTCAATTCCAATGATCGTGCTCATATTTGATCTCCTTTTCTAAGCAAGATAATATTGATGGCCTATATAGCATCATCAATAATATTTATGTCTTATTTTGTTATCTATTGTCAACATAAATTTCTATAGTTCTTCCTCAGGGCACGCTTCGTTACAACCATACCATTGCAAAGAAGCACGCATCAGCTAAATTGCAAAAAGTAAATTCTGCCATTTTATCATATGTTAACGAAACATCTGATACATCAACACATTCAGCGTACCATCTATCATGGCAATTGAGATTAGCCCACTTGCATAATTCTGAGTAATTTTCTGGATCCCAACAAGTATTTTATGCACTGTCTACCCACGTTAAAAAATATAAAAGATAGGAAGACTCGTCATAAAATTCCCATGTTACAGGATAGACAATTCCTTTATCTGGTGCCCAAATAAAATTTTTCAATGCATATGAATATGCATTGCGAGACAAGCTATTTGAACACCACATAATTCTATCAGCTATTTCATTCTGACTGAGAAATTGCGTCACTTGTTTATTCATATGAGAATGTCAACTGAAATAGTGCAGCAGATTCTTGATTTGAAAAAACAATTTGATAATGGTTTATTCTTACCCAAGCGTTTGAATCAAGATTTTCATCGAACCAGTCTAAGATATCGCCATCTTTACTGTTGTTACAATTATAATTAACTATGTACGGGTAGCCGCGAATTTTCCACTCGATGGGAGACTTTGTCATGGTGTACTAGACCCTGTTTATATATTTTTTCTTACAATGTATTACGCATTCACATGGTTTGCGATCAGATAACCACAGATCTTTCCAAATATCCAATTGCTTTGCATAGTTTTCTAACGTAATTTCAATATTATTATCGCGTAAGTATAATGGTATTGACTGCTCAACGATCTTTTTGATTTCCTGTCCTTGAATTCTACTCCATTTAGACCAATTATGATCTCCATGATCAGGATCTGTGAGCCGCGTGTAAGAATCTGCTACCCAACAACAAGGCCATAATCGTCCAGCTACATCTACATAAATTTCACCACCATTTTGCTGACATTTTGGATCAATTTCAGTATTGGTCAACCAGTTTTCATAGGTATCGCCTGTGATTACAGACTGCCAAGGTTTGTTTTCTGCAGATTTCAAAATTGATCCGTTGGCCACTGGAAATTCTGATCCTCCGGCAAATCTCTGTGTGTATTTGACATTTATATGTCTAAAGCCACGATTGTATAGAAATTCTTTGAGTTGATCTATTTCGTGTTTATTATGATCAAAAATCAAAGTTTCCGCCCACACATCGATTCCGCATGCAATAAGAATATCAGCTGTATTCATTACATGATCCCAGTTAGTTCCAATTCGATACAGAGAATGTGTGTCATGGAAACCGTCAATAGCCAATACAGCTTGACCTTGTTTACCAATTATCTCTGCTAATCGCTGCCACCAGTCTTTATCACGAGCACTTCCATTGGTATGAAAACTTATTTTGCAGGTTTGGTTATGCGATCTCAGATACTCGAGAATTGGCAAACTGTCTTTGTTCATTACAGGGTCGCCATAATTCCCGCATGCCAAAAAATATTCTAACTGAGACAACCAATTGTCAGTAAACCATTTTTTGAATTGTTCAAAACTTATATCAGTTGGCCCTACAAAGCTGCGTGTGATACCTCCAGAATGGTTTCTTGGACACATTGGACAACTAGCTTGGCACCTAGTTGACAGTTCTATATGTATGCGTTTTACAAGGGTCATACCTGTGTGCTACTATTACGATCCTACTTGTTTGTTCATGTTTAGCTCTGTTAATTCTGCCATAACCTGAAAGGTTTCCCATGCATCTTTCAAAGCTGGATTTGATTCTAGATCCTTATCAAACAAAACAGTTTCTAGCCATATGAAATTAAGACGCTCTCTGTAGCTACCAAACCGTCGAGGTTGATGCAATTTACCTTGTGTGTATAAAGCAAGGGTGGTTTGTCTAAATAGGTCCTCTTGTGATTCTTCATAATTTGCCCATACAGCCTCGGACCTACCGCCAAAGCGATACCCGTTCCATATTTGTTTCCATTGCCCGTCGTCATGCGGATCAAAATTTGTGCGTGAAATAATAACCAGTACGTCCTCAATATCTACACGACCATCGACAATATCTACTAAACATCTACTAAAACTAAGACCTACTTTCATTTTTTATCCTTTATGTTTGCAATATCATCTGGTGTGTAGATTGCATTATGCAAATCCATAAATCCACATTGCATACCCACAGTATAACTTCCTGGTCCAAATCCAAAAACATCATACAAAATATATCTATATGACCCGTGTTCACCTAGTTCTGCTTTTGTCACTCGCTTAATTACAGAGTAAAACGCCTGCAGTTGTTGATCCTGTGGAAGACTATTCCACCACGCATCACAATCAGCGTCATAGGCTTCTTCAGCTTTCGACCAATCCTCTGCGATTTTTTCTAGATTTTTTAAGAAATGATTTGACATACAACAATAGTAGAATCTAGCCAGCGATCTGTCAACTGCTTAATTTTGAAAAAACTTTTTTAAAGTTACACTCGTATCTTGAATAAATACACATACGAATAGGAGATATACATGTTTACATCCCAATTAGTTTTGACTCGTCAAAATACCAGTACACCTTTCCATGCGGTTGATGCTGCAACACTCAGTCATTGGACCACTACTTATGTAACCACAGGGCTGCTTGTATCACGTAGTGAAAGTCTAACGCCTGACAAACTAACCAAAACCATTGTAAATACGTGGAAAGAAGAGGCCGATTGGAATTCTTTTCTAGCGGATCCGGTAATTGCGGCATTTATGGCTGCTAGAACTGCGTATGACAAAAAGAATAACATAACTGAAACATTGTCTACCGCCAGTTCATAATAGGTAGTTTTTATGATTTTGTTTAGGCTTGTTAGACTCAACGAAGTTGAAGTCTTCCAAGAACTGCGTTTAAAATCTCTTAAAATACACAGTAGATCTATGGGAGATCTGTACAGTGAAGAACGCAGCAAAACACTGGTTCATTTCATGTGCATGCTGCGAGACAATTTTGTTATTGGTTTGTACTACAATGACATCTTATGTGGGTATGTAATTGCTTCAAGATACAGCGGCGGAACAAAAAAGAAAATTGCACACAGAGCAATCTGCTGGGGTGCTTTTATAGACAAGTACAAGCTTATTTCACAACCTAATTTTGTTTCAAGCAATGTTACCAATTTAGGTCAGCAACTTATGAACGCCATGATGGAACATCTTAAAAGGTCTGGCATTAAAATTGTTACCGCTGGAATTGCCGCTGAAAATACATTGAGCATTAGAATGTGTCTAGCCGTCGGTTTTGAAATCACACACACTGAAAAGCAAGCTATGTACGATCCAGATACAAATAGTTACAATGATATTGTGATGTTGATAAAGTATCTATAATAATAGTTCAGTACCATGTTGACATGTTTAAAATCTTTCAATACCTTGGTTATTGAACAGCGTCATATTGCAACCATCCATATGGTAAAAGCCAACGAACGAAATCTATTAAAACTATAGGTAGTCTATTTGGAATATTTGCAAATTCATCTGCTGTTTTCGACAATAAAATAACTGTAAATAATCCTTGCTATATGGTAAGTGCAGGACACAAAACGCTAGATGTATGCGGACCCGCTGTGGTTATTGAAAACAAAGGACTTTCGTATACAGAAACCAAGTTAACAGACTTTATTCCAGATAAGCCTGGCCAGTTGTCTTATATTGACGGATGCTCAAACAGTAACCTAATTGATCCATATCGTAATGGAGATCCTTGTTTAAACTATCTATTTTTCCCAGCTGGAATAGAACAAACTTTCCATACTCATCCTAGCTTTAGAATTGGTTACGTGCTTAGTGGTAAAGGTTATGCAGAGATAAAGCGATCAAAAGATGTAGTAGAATCTGTGCCGCTGGAACAAGACACAGTGTTTGTTTTAGACCGGCACACTTTACATAGATTTATTACACTTGAGGATAACATGAGCTTAGCCGTTTATCATCCCGATTCAGAGGATGGTCCAAGAGATGAACTAAACCCCATGATGTCTAGGACTTATCTGCGTTAAATTTAGCCGAGTTAAATGGTACCATTGCTAGATTAGAATTATAGTACCTAGAATCGTCAGTAACATTTTGTCCGCACCAGTTTGGTATATTATAGATCTCATTAGAATTTTCAAGCTCTATTTCAGCTAACCATAATCCAGTATTATCACCTAAAAACTCATCTATTTCCCATTTGTGCGGACCAGATGTTATTGTGTATCTGTTTTTACGAATAGAGTATTTGCACTGAGCATTGAAAAGAGCCTGTGCAGCGTCCCAGTCTGCCAAGTTAAATTCCCATTCATCTCTTTCAGCTCCGCGTGTTTTATTTTTTACTGTAAGAGTTGCTTTATAATGCCAAGTCCTCCAGTTTGCCAGACGCAGCCGTATAGTGCCGTCTGGATCTGTTGACAGATATCCTTGCTGTATAGACCAAGGTAAAGGACAGGTTTGTTTGACAAGCGAAGGGTCTACAACAAGATACTTGTGTTCAATTTCTTTTGCCATTTATGCTCTATTTCGCAAATCATAAAACATCTGCTTTTGTTTATTCACGTATTTCCATTGATCTTTGTAATTTATTATTACAAATTTTACATTACCAGATTTTACATTACCATACAATGTCCCTAGACTAGCCGCTCGTACATATAATGTGCCATCCTCATCTAGATAAAAACGTCTAAAACGAAAATTAACATATAGCAGTGGGTCTGATTTCCAGGGGTCGTATTCTTTGTGTACAATACGCAAATGAATTCTTTTTTTCAATTGTTCTGTTTTGAGCCACACAGCGTCCTGCCGTGTGACAAAACACCATAGTTGAATTAATCTGAACCAGAGTTTAGTCATCATAAATTACTCGTCTTCGCCACGTAGATTCATAAAGACTGCTTTGGATTGATTAAGATAAATCCATCTATACCTTGGTATGGGTTCAGCTTTGCCATAAGACAACTTTATGCTATAAGGATAGGGCGCAAGTATTGTTCCATCTTTTTCAAGTTTTAACAAATCTTTTCCCGCTCCATTGGATCTTATTGAAATATATCTATGCGTATTGTGTTCAAATGGATCCCAACTACCAGACCTAACCAAGTGAAAACTTATTTTTTTAGAAATTTCTTCTCTTACCATAACAACGTCTGTTCGCCGCAAAAATGCCAATAACAATAACCATCGCGTTAATAACCATTGAGAAACACTCATTCTAGAATTCAAATCCTATGAAAGTATATCGTAACACTATAAACTAAAAATTTCGATCAGTCAATAGTCAGAAAATTAACTATGCATATAAATACACATGTCAACGAACGGGTTGTAAACAATTGTGTTTACAACATGGCAGGAGGTAAAAACGTGGACAAAAACATAAAAGCAGAGCTAGAGTCTCTGCGTAACGAAGTTGTGGCTAATCTTAAAAATATTGAAGGGTTAGTCGGTCAAATAGATACTAAACTAGCAGAAGAAGAGACAACCAGTTGTCTCAGTCGCTGTCCAGAAATTGCACAATTATTGGAAATTTGCAAGACTGTAAAGCTGCATCCTGAAACCAATAATAAAACCAGTGATAGGTTTGAAATATTGGTTAACAATGTTTACGAGCAAATGAATGCTATTGCTGTGGATAGATATACAAAAGGTATGGCAGATTTAATATCTGTAGTTAAGACTATGGATTCAAAAATTGGCAAACTAGCCGGCACATCACCAATGGAAGAATATTGGGAAAACAAATTTCCAGGTGTCAGAGAAACTGTAGAACAGTTTCTGGAAGAAGATGGCGCAGTCAAACCAAAAAAAACCTGAAGTTGATGATTCCGAGATTCAACGCATTATTGCGTTGGCCAATTACACAGGTAAAAAAGAAATTGCAGAAGAGTCCGCAGAAAACGCACCAGAATGGGCCAAAGACGTGGAAAATAAAACCTCACAGCAGTTACTTAAACAGGCAGCTGAATGGGACGACGATGCACATTCTATATTTTGTAAAATGTGGAACAGCACTGCTGCTAAACGAGTAGAAATTATGAAAGAAGTGCTTGCTGAAACTGTCAAGCATGTTCAAACCTATAATTACTATAATGAACATATAACTGTGAAAAATCGTGATGATGTTTCAAAGCTACTAGCCAAGTACGATTCATTAGAAGCAGCAAAAACCAAAGTAATTGATATACTCGAAAATTTTGACAGGGCAACACTTGAGAACATTGCCAGCGATAAAGAAAACGAACAAAATTGGAAAATATTTTATGATTGGAACAAACGCCTAATTGCTGAATTAGAACGTGTCGCAACAGAGATGCCACAAGGCATGCAAGTTGCAACATCTTGCCACACAATGTTGCGAGTTACGTCTAAAGACAAAGAAGCAGAAGTATTTGATCCAATGGTAATTGACCTTCAAACCTTTCAAATGGTTCCAATGAAAATGCCCCCTGATAAGTTAATTGCCTACAGGCAACGTGCATATGATAATTATATGCGTGACCTACAAAAGGCATATGAATGGGAAGCCAATAAAGTAAGCGCCTAAAGCGCTTACTTTACACAATATCGATCAACTAGTGCACTGAGATCATTAACAAGCTGATCCAGTTGAGGAACACGCACTACTGCAGATCCAAGACTGCCGTAGTGCATTTCTAGACAGTTCATCAACAGTCCTTTGATCTTTTCCTCATCAGGGCTATGAGGCAATGAACAGTTTGCATAAGTTGTTTCAAGGATCTTTTCCTTATTAACAAACCAAGCTTCAAGCTGTTCTAGTGTCCACTCGCCACGTCTGATACTTTTAAGCTGCTCGTTGTTACGCTGTAGATCCAGATCACCTTCAACCAAAATCTGTTCTACTTCGTTGAGCAATCGTACCACATGGTAAGCGAACTTGGTAGAATATCCGTATTCGACGGCATCCGATCGACGCTTTAAATTCTGTTTCAGCGGATACTCTTGATACAGCTTCTCAAGCTTGGATAGTTCTTCATCGGTAAGATGTTCTAACATGGCATATCCTTGCTAAATAAACAACATGATAAGTAAATTTACAGCACGGAGAGAGATATGTCAAGCGAATATGTTGGATTCGTCTACCAATGGACTAACCAAAAAAATCAAAAGAAATATATAGGGTCACATTGTGGTAAAGATGACGATGGATATATAGGATCGGGCAAATACTTCTTACGAGCATTTAATAAAAATACAGATAGATTTGTACGAACCATATTGGAATATGTTCAAGGAGGGGTAAAAGAGCTTAAAGCTCGCGAGCAACATTATTTAGATTCCGTTGATAACATCGTCAATAACAAACAATACTACAACGTATCGCCCAATGCTACAGGAGGTTATAATCATGGTCATTTATCAAAAGAAGCGCAAAATACATTGTATCAAAAATGGCAAGATGCAAGCCGCAAACGACTAGCTACTATGACACCTGATGAAAAAGAAAATCTTGCAAATCAAAAAAGGGAAACATGGCAACGCAATACAGCCAGGTCGTACAAGGTTGCAACAACATAACGTTTCATTATGGAATTTGTAGGATCATATTTCACAGCAAATTGTCCAGCCGGCTATCGGACCAGTGTTTGATCTCGTATTTTTCATAGATTATTCCTACTGCTTTTATGTTGCCAGGAGCATTATAGCACATTTACCATAGCTGTAAACTGCTTAATTAATTCTCATGCGATTTTGTTGCCTTTTTCATCATATCCCTGTGATCTGACCCTCATGGATCTTCTGGGCGGGCAAATAGGCATAGGCGACCGGATAGCCCTGTGATCGAGCCAGTGCTATCACCTCAGGCGATGGGTTTTTGATGTATTGGATGGCCCAGCCGTCCTGTTTTACCGCCGCCATTTGCACCTCAGGCGATGGGTTTTTGATGTAACGGATGGCCCAGCCGTCCCGTTTTACCGCCGCCATTTGCACCTCAGGTGATGGGTTTTTGATGTATTGGATGGCCCAGCCGTCCTGTTTTACCGCCGCCATTTGCATCTCAGGCGATGGGTTTTTGATGAATTGGATAGCCCTGTCATCACTTTGTACCGCCGCCATTTGCACCTCAGGTGATGGGTTTTTGATGAATTGGAGGGCCCAGCCGTTCTGTTGTACCGCCGCCATTTGCACCTCAGGCGATGGGTTTTTGATGGGACCGATGGCCCAGCCGTCCCGTTTTACCGCTGCCATTTGCACTTCAGGCGATGGGTTTTGATTCAATACCAAACTCTTGTATTTTGTGGCAATAGGCGTGAATATCTTCCACAGCACAGGATATTTGTCAGCTAACTCGTTGGGATTGATTTCGTTATCTTGTTCATCCCTGAACTGCGGCCCTGCTCCCCAATAAAATTGGAATCGCTGATTTATTGGCTTGATCAACACGATATAAAGCGGACTTATTTTGTTGTAATAGTTAAACTGGTTGTTATTTTTTGCAGCCGTACACCACCGGGTATTGACGCTAAAATAACAGCTGGCTGCCTCGGTATGCGGAACTACCACTTTGACGGTGGCATCGTTATACAGCAGGGTGGCTTGTTTTGAATCATAGAATGCCCGTTCTTCCTCGCCGGCTTTTTGTGTTTTGCTG